ACGGGCCAGTATTGATTGACAACCACCCCGATCAACTGCACGTTTTTACGGTCTCTATGCACAACTGGATCCATGCGCACAAAGGCCGTATCGTCAATCGGATTGAGCTCAGCATTACCGTAAACGGAATAGAGAACTCGGGGGCCATACGACACTGCCGCGTCAGCACCAAGGCTGCGGAGGTGGACCACGAATGCCACCAACACAGCAAGCAACAGGGCGATCATTGCTCCCAAAAACCAGCACCAAAAGTCACATGTGCGGGGAAACCGAAATTGGCTGAGGGCAACAGAAGCTGCCATGGCCGTACGATTGGGCTTAAGCACAGCAGTGCCAGCCGCAACCTCTTGCGGTAACAGGGAAACGAACCCAATGAGCGCACCATACATGAGGGAGCGTGCAGCGTAAGGCCCAGGAACATTGTAGTTCTTGAGATTCTTCCTAGCCTTTTGAACGCACGCAGTCCACGTTTCAGCAGTCCGGGGCTGCCACATCACTTCCACTGCTATGTCTTCAACCAACTGCCCAGCCACTATGACAGTTTCCTGCCCAGTGAGGCAAACGCAAAAGTTGTCGGCCGTCCGCATGACACAACCTGTCGGCAACACCTTATCCACTAACGACGTGGCATAGGCATTGCCTTGGGTCATGTTACGCAGATCAAGCACAGCAGTAGACCGTAACACAGTCAGCACCTTCTCACCGTCGTTGGACAAAGCAAGCCCACGCGGTGCAAGCGTGAACGAGACAATTTCGCTATTCGGTAGGTTGCGAACAACACTCCACGCCAGGCCATAGGTCTGGCCAAAGCTCTCAGGATCGTAGTACCCCGCACGCAACCATTGAAGGTCATTGTGGCGATAGGGCACGACATTCCCGTGCGTGAATTGTTGCACTTCCCCGTCCACCTTATGATACTCCGCTTCCCCTGCAGCCAACTGCCCATATTCACTTGGGAAAGTGTGGTGCAAGCTAAACAAACACGTAACGCCACGGTTGTCTACAAGAAACTGAAGGATCTCAAATGGCTCGAGATAGTACAACGAGTGAATGGCGATGGCCCCACGCCAGGACTTGCACCTACAGACCCCAAACAAGTGGTCGCAGAAGCTAGCCCCAGCGGGCACCATCGCTCGCCGCACGGCGTCCGCAGGACTGAGAATGGGACAACAAGCCCAAACATCCTGCCGCTGACGCGCAAAGTGGCGAGTAGCATTCCCACCGATGTCGAGAATCCAGCCTTGCGGCTGCAACTCACGAGCGAGACTCAGGCACATTTCCTCACCCTTGGATCTCTCAAAGGCGAGTGCGCCATGCGAGTGCACTCCCCCACGCATATCCACAATGAACTCGACTCCTGGCCAGGCCTGCTGCATGTATTTTGAAGCTGTGCCGGTTAACAGGTACGACAAGTACACCCGTGTTGCGCGTGGTCCCCGCCCTGGTGGAGGCGGGGCCGGGGCTAGCGTAAGCCCCGGGCTAGCTGCATTAGCGGAATTGCCGCCTATGCTTAAGCCACCAATGGCAGCTGGGGAGCTATTCTTCCCCTTTGCCCCTTTAGGTTTTTTGCCCTTAGGAGCCTTACCGCCAGCAAGCTGGCCGAGTGGTTGACCACTCGAGAGGCGATGTGCAGCAGCCCGCTTTTGGTCACGTGCGAGCTGCTTGGCAGTCTTCTTAGAGCCCCGACCACTTGGTTTGGGGCGATCTTGAACTCTCAATGGCACAGCGGGAGGGGGCCTCAAGTAGATGGCGTCTGGAGTTCCAATCGGCTGGACTTCTGCCACACAGCAGTTGTCATAGTCGGAAGGGACAGCAGGACGCCCACCACCTGGGGCTTCGATCCCGCCCCCAGCTGTGAGAATATTAGCAGCTGGCGGCGCTGAGGGATAACTATCCAAAGTAGGCAACCCGGCGGACACTTCAACATGCACCGCCTGGTT